TGAGAAATATGATCCGGGGAATCCAGAGTATGTAAGTATAGACATTACTGGCTTTGATGGTTCTCAAAGAGGAGCGAGTCTCGCGTTGGAAAAAGCTTTCTTTGAATTCTTCAATATTCCTGAAGACTTGGTGAAGTTCTACATTGATGATAAGTTGGACGCTAAGACTAGAAGCTTTCATTTGGGCCTCATGCGTTTGTCCGGGGAGTTGTTCACTTGGTTTTTCAATACTGTGTTCCAAACAGCTAGAACTGTAACAAAGTATGTTATTCCACCAGGAGATCCTATGTGTGGTTCTGGTGATGACATTCAACTATTCAAACAGTATCCAATCCGTCCTGAGTGGTTGACTAAGTATCAATTCGTCGACATTTGTGAGGAAAAGGAGGTTGTTTCTGATCGTGGTGACTTCTGTAGTTGGATTATCAAAAATGGTCTGGCTGTGCGAAATCCTCAGTTGTTGTTCATGCGTTTGAGAGCCGCAATTTCGAGAGGGAAAATCAAAGATGTCATCGATGGTTACTTTTTGGATTTCATGAGTCTATTCAAGCAGAAGGACAATTTGTTCAATATATTGACACCTGCTGAAATGGATTTCCATAACTACCTGAACAACTTCTTTCATAATATTCGACGTGAAGTCAAGATTAACAAGAAACTTGATTTCAATGTCGAAGTTACTACTCATGTTGACAATGAATTAGAGAAAGCTTCTTTTATGATGGAAACATTTGCTCAAGTGGTCGATGCACTGTCTCAGGTCGAGGTTACTAATACGGCCGAGATAAGTGCTTACACTGCACGAGTTTTGAATTACGATCTTCTGGAGTGAAAGAATATGTCTGTTATCGCTGCTGAAAAAGCTACTGTTACGGCTGCTGGTGTTGGGAGAGAGAATGTTTTGGGTGATGATTCCAATTTGACTATCGTTTCTGTTCCGGTTACTTTGAATACTTCCGTTTGTAAACCTACTTCTACTATTACTAGTATCGCTACTGTCATTTCTCAGACTCAAGGTCCGGTGTTGTTGGAGAAGGTTGTTGTTCGTTGGTCTCCTAAAGCTGCAGGAGAAAGTATTGCTTTTGTGCTAGGAATGGCAAATATGAGTGTTGATGATGATGAGGATGTTATGGCTTTGCCCAATGGTTTTATGACTACCACTGGTTCAGCTGGTCCGTTCCCGTCAGAGAGCTTTGATGTGCCCGTTCCTGGAGGTTTGGCTTTGCAATTGAGTCCTGTTTCTGGAGATTTTCCTTCTACTGCCTTTTATATTAAAAGTACTGGGACTAAAGCTATCACTTCTGTTCATTTTTATCTTCGTAAAAAGGGTCGCACCTTAATTAAGAGTGCGGGTTTTTAGATGTTTCCGATGATGAGTCTCATGATTATAGTGGAGGAAGTGATAATGATGATGAGGAGCCTGGTGAGGATCCTGTGGATAGTGCGACAAATGTAGGTGATACCACAATTGTTGCGCAAGATGATCATGAGAACTTTGAGGAGAGTTTTGAACCCCCCTTGTTTCCAAATATTGATTCTGAAGTCCTTTTCGAGGACAATAGGAAATTGATAGATGGGAACGTTTATGTTGATGATGATTTGTATATTTCTGGTGACAAGCATGTAATTGTACAAGTGTCAGGAGAAGAATTTAACCTTGTTAATTTCAAGGAGAAAATACGTGTTGATGGGAAAAATAGATGGTCAGTAATCTCGGAAGAGAGAGCTGAACTTCTTTTGGACCGCATCTGTGAGGAGTACAAATTCCTCAATTTCACCACTTCTAAGTGGAGAAATGTATATTTTGTAGTTAGTGATGTGTAAGAATCGCGTGTGCTACTCTCAGTCGAATGACTGAGGTTTTATTTATA